GTGTAAGTGTGTTCGACTGCACAGTTGGCAGCTTTGAATGCTTGGCGCAAGATAGCGCGGGCTTGTTTTGTAGTTGCAAACATTTTCGTTCCTTTTCTTACTGTCTATGCATCTATTATACAACCAAACCCATTTATTGTCAACCGAAAAAAAGCCCCGACTTGCGGGGCAGTTTATAGTACTAAAATATTACTTTTTAGATTGGGATTGGTTAACAAAGCCATAGAACTTTTCAGCGGCTTCAAGAACTTTATCCATTCCTGGGAACTCTGGCATTCCAACTGTAGTAACAATCTGACCAGTCTTCTCGTCTTTAGCAGCCGACATTTGCCAACCTGACAATTTAAATTGGTAGTCTTGCATAACGATGTCCTTAGCCATTGCTAGAACGTCAGCACGAATCTCGTAGCCGTTTTTGTTAAATTTTACTTCTGGTAGTTTTGGTGTTTCGAAATTTGACATGTGTATCTCCTGTGTGTGTATTATGTCTGTTTGTGATTGAAAAATCAATCAGTTTGGCGAGATGGGTTCAACCATAGATTAGCAAGTTTACCTCGTAGTCTATTAATCTCTCTTACAATCTCATCCTGCTCTTTGAACAACTGTGTGCTCACTTCTACGATACTAGGCTCTGGTACTTCGATTGCCGCAGTACGTTCGCCGTCGCCTCGTTCTTTAGTCTTCAACTCATGCTTAGTAGCAAGATGCTGAATGACTTTGTTGTTTTCAATACAGTGCATGTAAACTTCTGGAATGTGATGGAACTTAGCCCATTCAAGCATTTCTGTTAGTAGTTTGTCTGCAATGCCTTGACGTTGGAACTCTTTATCAACTGATACTGCGAGTTCCCAAGAACCATCATCATTCTTAGCCATATGTCCCCAGCCAACTCTTTTGTCATCATCACGTGCGTACCACAATTCATGGTCTTTGGGATGATAACACATTTGCAAGATAAGCTGGTCGATGTTGTAGTCACTAGCTGGGTGACCGAAACGTGAGTAACGGTCATCTGCTTCCAATGACTTCAAATGTCTAGCATACTCACTAATCTTATAGATGTTAGTGTGGACGTATGTAATCATGAACCTTTAGTGCCTTGATTAGCTTTGTATTTCTTGATATCTTGCATAGCTTCAACGATACACCAGAAAGTTTCCTTAACAGTGTATCCATATTCAATCATCAATGCAAGAAAGATGCCGATAAAAGCTACGAAGGCTAGTGTAACTATCCCGTAGAAAATATCTAACATTACTTAGCCTTCTTTGCAGGCTTTGCACAAGTTGCAGTTGGGAAGAAAGAACTAACGTCCTTCATTTTCTCAAATGCTTCTTGAACTGGTGCCATTGCATCAGTGTAGAACTTCTTATCTACTGCCATTGAACTTAACTTAGTGAATGCCAATGAGCCAGCGTCAATAGCTTGCTTTGTGTACTTGGCTTGAGCATCAACGAATGAGTTTAAAACTGTGTTGATTTCTGGGTTTGTAACGAACGTGTTGACAAACTTCTTTTTTGATTCCTGAATGGTGTCGACCATGGAATATGCTGGGATGTTAAACATAAATTTTCTCCTGTGTGTGTTTAATTTGAGTTTTTAAGTAGAACTCTAACTACTTTTATTTATGCTATTATAACACGGTTTCTCTATATTTTACTAGAGCTTTCTCTCTAATCAACGCTAAACGAATAGCTACGTAATCAGAGACCTCGTCATCATAAAATGGTTTAGATAGTTTCGGACGACCATACCCACGTTGTAAGTCTAGTTCATCTGGTCCTGCTGGACCATAGTCCTCATCGTCTAAATCACTTAGCTTTTTTGTCAGCGGCTTTTTTGTCCGCTGTACTTTTGGTGGCGTCCACCTTTTTGTCCTTAGAATGGTCTTTCTTCTTAGCCAACTTCATTTCTTGCTTTGGCTTTTCAGCTGGTGCAGTTGCTGGCTCTGCGGCGAAAGATGACAATGCGAAAGCTGCCATTAAGATTGCGAGTAATTGTTTCATTTGATATCCTTTAAAAATTTAACGTACATATATATAACGTTTTACTGTTGTATTTAGTTGACTTACCCGCCTCTACCTTGTGCCCTTTTAGTAGGTTTGTTTGAGCCAACTTTGTTCTTAAACTTAGCTTGTTGTACTTGCTGTGCTTTGCCCGGTGGCACGATAGCCTTCATGTTTTGTGCGTTTTTGATAGCATCTAGGAAGCTGGGTTTCTTTGGTTCTGTCATTTTCTTACCTTTATTGATTTCAAGTAACTGTCTATGTCACCATACAAACTGACCATCATAGCAACTTTGCTATCATACAATCGTATATATGGTTGACTCTTTTTACCTTCTTGTTTATTTACGCCAAGAAAGTAGGGGCATTTCAATTTCTTACTGAGGTCTAGAATGTAACTATGATAGCTACCTTCTATCTTTTTTGTAAATTCGTATTTGTAAAACTCTATCTCTGCTAGACGAAATGCAGTATCGCCTATGTCAGTTAAACGTAGACTGTCGCCTCGCTGACCCGTCTGCCACCACTTTTTCATTGCTTCTTCAAGGGTCCACTCTTCCCATGCTTCTGGTAATTCTTTGATTACCGCAAAAGTAATTTGTTCTTTGAGTGAGGGTTTATTCATCAGGATAAACTTTGGTGCCGTTGTTCATAAACACAACACTAAATTTATCTGTTTTAAATTGTGCGTTCAGTTTACGACACAGGTTTCTTGCGTGACCAGGATTACTAAAGCTGGTCTTCTTATACTTAGGCACAGCTTCACTATCTAAGTAGTGTTGGCTCTTTAGGTTGATTGGTTGCCCGTCATAGAACACAGCCCATATACCTGCAGCCTCAACGATTTGGTCGCACTTATATGTTTCTTTATCTACTATCTCTAAAATGACTTTAGGTTGTGTTCTGCTCATTGTTTACCACTTGCCGCCTTTGAGTACTACATCTATAACTTCCTCTGACTTTGGCGTATTTCTTTGGTCGAGTAATAGCTTAGTAATTTCGTCACGCAGTTCTTTTGCCTCAATCATTGGCAATACTACTTCACGTGCTTGACGACCTTCCATTGTAGCTATCTTGTCTATAAACTTTTTTATTTGACTCATAGACTATTTATACTATTGATTGCCTCTGATTCAGTATTAAACGGGCCCATATAGTCATAACGTTGAACAAAAATGTACTTTGGGCAAAATACCGGAGTATACTCATTCGTCTGTTTCAATGCGAACCACCCTGCAACGTGAAAACACTTGCTCTTGGGTGTAGTTGTATACAAGTGCAGTTTACGCTTTACATCCAACACACTATTGTAGATACGATTAGTGTCTGTTGGGAATACTGCAAACGGCGGCTCTGTAGCCTTCTTTGCTTTTTCTACTTTAGCAAACTCAATGTGCTTGTTCTTTTCGATTGCCTTAGTTGTATTGAAGTGTTCGATGTTATTACCGATCCGAACGTCAAAGCCGCTACCCTCAGCAGTTACATTGCCTACTTTTTTCTTGCCATCAGTGATGACCCAATACTCGTTTTTGATAATAGGTTTAGCTACTAGATTGTTCATTGTTATCCTTTGTTAATTCTGCCATCAATATAAATTGCTCATAGGCTTTCTTTACTGATGGTACTGACATTAGCTTTTCAGCTTCTGCCATCATTGCTTTTACTGCGTCTTCGGCAGCACCTCGGGCACTAGGCCACTCTAGTTGTTTAGCGTCATCACCGAATTCTTTTACAAGATTCTCCCATGCTGCTTTCTGTGATTCTGTTAGTGGTGTTTCAGTCTTACCACGAGTTTGCCTACGAATCTCTGTTGCATCCATGATAGCTTTGCTAATCGCATCTTCTGCTACTCTACATGCCGCAAGCATAGCAGCATGATTAGGGTTAATGTTGTAGCGGGTGCTTTGTCCACCTGGATATACAATCAGTAGGTGCGCGCCTTTTGGCAGTGCATAGGAAAGGTCACTGTCATATTCACTGACAGGGACATATTTGCGTCCTACTTTTTTGTAAAAGATTTCTTTTGTCATAGTTGAAATTTCTTTAAGTACTCGGTTGCTTCTTTGGTATGTAACAAGTCTTGTTCTTCTGGTTCAGTATCTTCTAGTGATAATGTACCAAACTTATTTTCGTACAATTCAACGAAGGTGTCAATCAAATTGGCAAACTCTTTTTCGCTGATACCAACCAAGACCTCTTCGAGGATGATTTTAAATAGTTCTTGTTGATTCTTATCCACCGAGTGTCTCCCACATAAAATCTTTTTCTTTCACATACGCAATCATCTCCAGATGACCATCTGCAAATGCCTGTCGTATCGTTTGTTTGACACTATCTGGGCAGAATGGTGAGATGTTTATACTAGCACGAGGAACTAAAGTGAATCCATCGTTCATCATAAAGCCAGGCTCACCTCGTTTGATTTCTACAAACTTAGTATTACTGTGTGTCAAATATGTTTCCATTACCAACTCTCCACATCAGTGATATCTACTGTAGTTGGCTTTCCGAACAAATCAATTTTTACATGGATAGCAGGACCAATACCACTAGAGTTATCTTGCTCAATGGTAAAGTATTCAACTTCTTTAAAGTGAATGCACATGTCAATTAAGTCCTGTACTTGTTTGCGATTAAGTGTTATCGATTTCATTTTTTCAACTCTTCCCACATAAGTTTCTTAGCTCGGGCATCTAATTCTGCTTTTTCAAGTTCAAGCATTTCGTATGCCATCATGTTAAGCCACTTAACCGTAGCCTCTTTACCTCGTTCCGTTAAGTGGCTATAGTGTTGACCTACACCACTATGGTAATACATGTCTCGGTCTTTGATAATCTCAAAGAGACCTGCGTAAATTTGTTTATGCAGAATGTGATTCATGTATCGTGCCCTTATATGGGCTATTAAGCCACTTAGCATAAGTTTCAGCTTGTTCAGAGATTTTGGTAAGTTCATATTTAGCGGCGAATTTCATAAAATGTACGCCCACTTGTGGTGTAGTAGTTGTACGCACATCTGTTTTGATAGTCAAGTCAACACTATCCTTAATGTCCTGAGGCTGTGCTGTCAAGTCAATCAATGTAACATTGCGTTTGTAGTCGTCAAGTACCTTGTGTTCAACATCATTGTGGTCAACCCACCTCTGCAACATCGTATTCGTCCACACAAATCCTTGCTTTTCTTTGTCAGCGTATGTTTCAATGATACC